AGGTTCAATCGAAGTCATAGACAACACCATTATCTTGCATGGTCCTAATTATGGTGGGTGTTCTGGTGCTGCTCATTGGGTGAAAATTGAGACTACAATCCCCGCAGATGTAGACACAATAGATTTTACTTGGGCATATCAGACGACGGATGGTTGGGTTTATGACCCGCCACAGTACGGCATCAACGGTGCATACACCTTGCTTACACAACAGAACAACGCGACAGGCGAGCTGTCTGTACCCGTGTCTGAGGGTGATGTGTTCACGTTCCGTCAGTATTCGATAGATACCTGCTGTGCGCCAGGTCATCTCACTATCAGTAACCTGTCGTTATGGGAATCTATAACCACATCCACGACATCAACGACAACGACGACTACTACTTCTACTGTCCCCGAAACGACTGTCCCTGTCACCAACCCGACTACCACGACAGTTCAAGAAACAACAACGTCAACAACAACGACTTCTGTGGTGAACTCAACTAGCACCACCTCAACGACGACAACTACCAGTACTTCCGTACCCCAAACAACATCAACAGTATCAACGACGACCACGACACAAGCACCAGCAGTTCCGACACCTGTTACACAGCCTCAAATAGTTGAGCCAGAACCCGTTGATACTTCCGTTCCTGAAGAGCCTGAACCAACCGAGACAGGCACCACAACGACATCAGTAGAGGAAGCCATCCCAGAAACGACGCTTCCCGAAGAAATAACCACGACAGATGAAACATACCCCGACACTACAGAAGAACCAGTCGTAGACACAACCCTGCCAGAAGAGCCTGAGACACCCCTAGAAGCCCCCCTAAGCGACGAAGAAGTGGATACGCTAATAGCAGAGGCAGAAACCACAGAAGCCCTCGTAGAAGCCCTAGCCGAACTCACCCCTGAACAGGTTGAACAGGTCGTGGAATCCCTACTCGCTGAGGAACCATCACAAGAACAGGCAACCGCGCTCGCGTCCAGCCCCGAAGTCCTAGCCGTCATCAGCACCGAACAAGCACAACAAATCTTTGAAGCCCTAGACGTGGCAGAACTCTCCGATGCACAGACCGAAGAACTCATCGCAGCAATCGAATCCGCACCTACCGAAATCCGTGAAGAATTTGAGGACACCATCGACATCTTCGGCGAAGGCTTGGACGACTACACCCCTGTCGGCTCCACCATCCCAGTCGGAGAACGCCGCACCCTTATCGCCGTCACAGCAGGGATAACCCTCGCCGCCGCAGGTACTAGAATTAGACGCTAATGAGAAAGTTCTTGGACTACCTAGCAGATAACGCATGGACATGGGCAGGTACAGGCATGGTCCTGATTACCCTCTCTGGTCCTACCTTAAGACAGGCAACCCTGATTACAGGCGTTGTTGTTTTGGTACACTCGTCACTAACCCTCTCCAAGAAAGACTAGTCATGGCAAAACTTCAGAACATCATCTTCCGTATCGTTGCACTCTTTGGCTCATCCGCACTCGCAGCAGTTGCAGGTGGAGCAATCATCGGCGTAGAACTATGGAAGTCAGCAGCACTCGCTGGCATCATGGCATGCGCACAGGTTGTTGAGAAGTTGTTGCGCTTCAGCGTTGACGGTTCACTCAGCAAAGAAGAAATCGAACTCGCGTTCACAGGTGCAGTTAAGGCTAAGCCTGAAGTTTCCGAGTAATGGCGTTAAAGAAAAAGGTAGGCAACGACCTACCAATCATCGATGTTAAACTCTGTTCGTGTCTTAAGAACGCGAAGCCTGGTGAACTCGCTCCGAAACTTCTTCGCAAGATTGAAGGTAAAGGAATGTTGCACCATTGCGCCGCAGACGCATACGAAGCAATGGATGCGGCAGCAAATGCTGAAGGAATTGACCTTAGTCCGACAAGCCCAGCGGACACATACCGCACTTTGGCGGTTCAAGAGTACGGATTCTTCCAGCGATACACCACAGATGTAATTGCAGGTCAGAAGCCTCGCGTGTATCAGGGCAAAGCGTGGTATCTGAAGAAGGGCATGGCGATGTTGGCGGTGCCTGGTACCTCGAAGCATAACCTCGGCATTGCCATTGACATTGCTAACGCCAGCGAACCGAAGCGTCTTGCATGGTTGAAAGCTAACGCTGTGTCGTTTGGTTTCTCATGGGAAGTAGTGCCAAGCGAACCATGGCATTTGCGTTACGTTTGTGGTGATGCAAAACCGCAACGTGTTCTTGATTATCTTGCGAGTAAAGTAGCCTGATGTGGATACTGGGATTGCCTCTATTGGGGTTGCTGTTATTACTGGTTTTTTTGGTCTGCTAACTATTCTTTTGCAGAGACTAAAAAAAGAAAACACCAAAGACCACGAGATAGTCATGGGGATGTTGAAGATGGTGTACAAGAAGCAGGGTTCTGTTGAGTACAAGATTGACAAAGTGTCTGACCAATTGGGTGACCATTTAAAAAATCACAAAAAGTAATCGCAAGACAATTCGTCGGGCTGGTATCTTAGTCGGTCCTATGACACCGCAAACACTAGAAACAATCCGCAAATATCTAGTAACCGCAAGGGTTCCACGCCCACAAGAAGACGAATTCTTTCAAGCTTTAGCTGAACTTGACCGCCTGATATACAAGGTCAGAACCCCTCAGCATCAGGCAGCCTGACTAGACTTGGCGCATGGAAGAAGGGCGTAAGTACCCGATAATTTTAGTGACATGGGCTGATACCCACATGTCTCAGGGCGGATGGCTTGACCTATTAGAGTACGAAGACGACGGAGAGTGCATCGTCTCATCAGTGGGTTTCCATGTTCCCGTTGGAGAACCTGGCTCGAAAGACAAACACGTTACCTTATGGCAAAGCTTCTCAAAAGACGAAGCAATACACGCTGTGCATATCCCTGTTGGCATGGTAAGGGAATTAAAAATTCTGCAAGATAATACTTGACATACGGTATTACTATCGGATAAGGTAGACCGCAAGGGAAACAACACGAAGGGAAAACATGCAAATCAACAGATACCGCATAACTAAAAACGAACACGGTGGACAAGACTGGTTAAGTGACCGCTTCTGGGATGCAAAGAAACGCAAACGTGTTTCAGCATCAGCAGTAGCTGCCATCTACGGGCTACACCCATTTGTTCCAATGGACAAGTACGCTGCCGAACTGTTAGGTGACATACCCCCTGCACCTATCGAACCAACATGGGCAATGACCCGTGGCAACGACCTTGAACCACTCTGCATCAAATGGGCGATAGACAAAACAGGCATACCGTTTACCACACCTGAAGAAATGTTTGTTGCAGAAACAAACAACGGTGCGCGAATGATTGCCACACTCGACGGCTTTTATGAGAACGGTGACGAGCGAAAGATTCTGGAAATCAAAACCTCATCACGCCCATGGGAAGGTGAACTACCTGACTACTGGCGCATCCAAGGAATCCAGCAAGCCATCTGCGCTGACACAAACCTCGTCACATGGGGAGTGTTCGATAACACGATGAGCCTGTACATCTATGAGCAACACATCAGCGATGGTGAGAAACAAGAACATTGTGATGCTGTAGCCAAATGGTTGTCCGCTATCGACATGGACATGACACCAGAAGGTGTGAACTGGTCATATGAAACCATCACTAGCCGCTACCAAAAGGTAGAACACACAGCGATAGAACTACCAGTCACCGCCAAGGAACTCGTAGCACAACTGAAGCATGTCAAGTCAGAAGCTAAGTCTCTAGCAGAACTTGAAGACAAACTGAAGGCTGAACTGTGTGAGTTGATTGGACCTAACGAAGTTGCTACGGTGGATGGGACAATCATTGCAACATGGAAGGGACGCACATGGGAATCGTTGGACATCAAACGATTGAAAGCCATGGAACCTGAAGTCGCAGCAAAATATAGTAAGCCAACAACAACACGAACACTTCTCTTGAAGGGAGAACGATAATGGAAGAACAAGCAATCAAAGAAGCACTACTCGATGTACTACACAAGCATGGTGTACCTGACAAATCAATCGTCGGCAAACTACCACGCGGTGGAGGTTCGCTCGATTTTGTCGGGCATGCGGAAATTACAAAAATTCTTATCGAGGTCGACCCACTATGGTCATGGCAACCATGTGGTTGGACTGATGGACGACCAGCAATTCATGTAGTCAATGGGATGGCTGTGATGTGGGGAATCCTCACCGTCCACGGCAAAGACATCATCGGTGTTGGCTCAGTCAAACACGACAAAGCTGAACTTGACAAAGAACTTATTGGAGATTTCCTACGCAACGCCGCAATGCGTTTCGGTATCTCGCTATCCCTGTGGAGCAAACAGGAATGGGAAGGACAAGAAATAGCGGGGAAGGTACAGACCAACAGCAAGGTAGCGAATCCGCTTGCTACCAAACCTGCTGAACCTTCTCCCGTGAACGAAGACAAACCGTTGACACAGCAACAAGTGAAACAGTTTGTTGATGCATGCGACAAGATTGGGTTAGACCCAGCCATCGTTGCATCGAAAGCCAAGCTCAACTGGGATGG